ATCAGGCATATCCGATTGCGCTGTAATACGCTCTAAACTCAGCAAATCATCAAGTGACGCTGTCACTTCATCTTCTTTGCCGCTTGCTTTCACTGCTAATGACCAGTCGCAGATTTCATCAACTAAAACAGTGGCTAAGGTGCGGTTATAGTTATCGGGCAACGGCAGATTAAATTGGATAGCATATTCGGCCATGTGTAAGGCTTCTGTGTATAAACCTGCGTCGATATGCCACACCAAAGTGCGAGTAAAGACCTCATCAGCCACACCGCTCTGGCTTTCCAACACACCCTCAATCCAACCGCGATAATTAGGTAAAACCTTGCGCTTATACGCCGCTTTGCGGTCATTGCCTTGGATATTGCTTAATTGCGCTTGGTCAGCCCGTAAACGGTGTAAAATATTTTCATAAGCGGTCATATCTGCCCGTGACATTTCGGCAGGTACCCCACCGCGACGCGATGCCATCACTTTTTGCCAGTGCTGCTGTGCCGGTGTTAAATGTTCCATTTGCGTTCCCCAATGTTGGCTTAAATTTCTTTGCTTTCGGCGTAGTTGATGCCTTCAATCAGGCAAGATAGGCCGTAATCTTCAATCACATAGCCCTCATTGCCTGACGAATACGTCGCTACGCGGTTATATTCCGGCTCATCTTTAATCACACGGCGGTACTTGCCTTTCTGCCAGTACACCGACAGGTTTTTAAAGGTCGTTATCAAGGTTGCGCCATCGGGGAAAAACGGTACTTGTAAGGTCGGTAAGTTACCCATTGAACTCAATTTCAACAGTTCATTACCCGCAAGCATTTCCATGTTTGGATTTTGCTCACTGTGTTGGTTCATGATTTTGAAGTTTTTATCGGTATAGAGCTGATAACCGGTGATCGCCACTAAGCCCTGCGCACGGCGGTGCCACGGGTCTAACAATGAATTCACCGCATCGAATACCATCGCATCCACATTGGCGTACATCCCTTTGGCAATGATTTTCCCGCTTTCATCACGGCTGGTTAAAGTGACATCTTTCATCACGCGTTGTGGCGCCGCATTACGAATTTTTTGCAGCCAACCGATATTGACGTCTTGTAACAATGGATTTTCGGCTTTATTGGACTTTTTCACCCGTTTCACACCATTGAACCCAATCATTAAGCGGTCATTAGCTTCTTGCTGTGCAATCAGTTGACTGATCATCGGTTGAAATTCAGGGTGCCCCGCCCATGCGTCTAACCATGAATACGGGATAAACGTATCCCAGTTGGTTTTATCACAACGATAATCGTCGCTGTTTTCCTCATTGACTTGCTCAGGCTGACGGCGCTCGGTCGTTGAGTCATTCGTACCGGCAATAGGGCCATTGACCGAACCAAAAACCTTTTGCCCCTCCTGGTCCGTCACTCCAAATGAGTTGATTTGTTTTAAAAATGGGCTGTTTTCCATTTTTGCTTTTTCTAAGCGCTGCTGCACCGCAGGGTCAACGCTAAAATTTAATGACGAACCCTCACGGCGTACTCCATTTAAGCAGGCTTGCTGGTCAAGCCATGAGAGATAATTCGCCAGTGATTCATTACTGATACCCATAGTAAAAACCTTTTATTGATTAAAATTGAAGAAAGTAAAGCGCGGCTTAATACTCAGCCAACTTAGTCGAACCACCTGTGACTTGAGGGCGTGACTCCCCTGAACCATCAGTCACTGCAAGTTGCTGCTTTAAGGCGTTAAAATCATTAGTTAGCTGTGATAACGCTCGTTTTTGCGCTTCGTTTTCAGTTAGCAAGGTGCCGCATTGCTGTGCAGTCAACTCAATAGCTGTTTTTAGGTTGGTGGTTTCTTCTGAGTTGTGATGACGTTCAAGCCCTAACCACTGTTTCACCGTCGATAAAAACTTCTTACTTGCTTCCTTTTCCTCTTGATGTTCGGTGTGTTGCTCACTTAATAAGTGGCATTGCGTTTCTAATGAAGCGGTAAAGTAATTGCCACTATCCGGTAAGCCGCGAGAAACCGCGCTTAGTTCAATAGGTCGAGAACCAATAGCCGCAGGGTAATCAGTTAACGCTACACCTGTTAAATAGGCGCGTTTGGTTTGTGGGAATGAGGGGTAATATTCGATACTGGAAAAAATCTTTTGGCCTGACTTATTCAGGTTAACAATGTATTCATCTTTTAAATCATCAATATCAATGGTGACTTCAAGCCCTAATTTGCCTTTAAGTTCACCCTCAGTTAATTCAACGGTATTCACCGCTGAAATCATGCTATAGCTGCGAAATTGGCTATCTGGAAACAGACTTTTAATGTGATCCAAATTCACACGACCACAGTAAAATTTAGGGTCGTAATCTTTCGCCATCTGCTCGATATGTTCACGCTCAACGGGAAAACCGTTTAGTGTCATTCCCTCTGCACAAGCAATCAGCTTTATCTGGCGCGTGTTTTTACCTTGCGACATAAATCAATCTCCATTTCTGACGTAACTGTCATTTCGATAACGCCACTATCTCAATCATCTTCTTTTTACTCAAAGGGTTACGGTTCTCATAGCGCTATGAGAACCCATATTCATAGAGGGTTACGCGCGGGCGTGACAAAGTGACAGCATGATGAAAACAGACATTGACCCACGACAAGAAGCCAAAGAACTTTATTGGCAGGCTTACAGCGTTTCGCAGATTGCAAAGCGGCTGGGCTTAAGCATTCACACCATTTATTCATGGCGACGACGTGATAAATGGGATGATGCATCCCCTATTCACCGTGTCACCGACCAAATACATGTAAAAGTGCTGCGTATCATGGCGAAAGACACGATGACTGCCCATGACTTTAAAACGGTAGATTTCTTTAACCGCCAATTAGACCGTTTTGAGCGTTTGGAAATGAAGAAACAAGCGGCGGGAACAAGTAAAGTTAAGGCACAAAAGAATCACTTTACCCCTGAACAAATCGAACAGCTTAAAAACCTAGTGCTAGGTAGCTTATTTGAGTATCAGCGCCAATGGTGGGATGAACGCACGCAGCGAAACCGCTTTATTCTTAAATCACGCCAGATTGGAGCTACGTGGTACTTTGCCCGCGAAGCCCTATTGACCGCATTGGAAACTGGCAATAACCAAATATTTCTATCAGCCAGCCGCGCACAGGCATTTCAATTCAAACGTTTTATTCAATTGTTGGCTCGCCAAGTAGGCGTCGAGCTCAAAGGCGGCGATGAAATTATGTTATCTAACGGGGCGATCCTGTTTTTCTTGGGTACCGCAGCAGCGACAGCGCAGTCATATACCGGTGACCTCTATTTTGATGAGGTGTTCTGGGTATCGCGTTTCTTGGAATTACGGAAAGTGGCTTCAGCGATGGCCACACAAACAGGGTTACGCCGTACTTATTTTTCGACACCATCGAGTGAAGATCACGAAGCCTACGAGTTTTGGACGGGGGATTTTTATAACAAAGGTAAGCCCGAGAAAGAGCGCAAAATCATTGAGCTATCCCATAAGGTATTAAAGCTTGGCCATTACTGCGCGGATAGTATGTGGCGGCAAATCGTGAATATTCATGATGCCATCGCTCGCGGGCTGAACCGCGTTAATTTGGAAGAAATCAAAGATGAAAACCCGCCCGATGATTTTCGTAATTTATACGAGTGTGAGTTCGTTAAAACGGGTGAACGGGCATTTAGTTATGATGCCTTAATCAATTGTGGCGTGGATGGCTATAACAGTGATGTTTGGCCCGACTGGAAACCTTACGCACCACGCCCGCTGGGTAATCGCCCTGTTTGGGTTGGCGCAGACCCAACCGGTACCGGTGATAATGGCGATGGTTTGGGGTTAGTGGTCGCCTCACCACCGGCAGTCAGTGGCGGGAAATTCCGCATTATTGAAACTATCCAGTTACGCGGGATGGCATTCGAAAAGCAAGCCGATGAAATCAAACGCATTACTCAACGTTATAACGTGCTGTCTATCACCATTGATGGTACTGGCGGTACTGGTGCCGCCGTGCACGAGCTGGTCGTTAAATTCTTTCCTGCCGCCAATTTACTCAACTATTCGGCTCCTATCAAACGCATGATGATCATGAAAATGCTCATGCTCATTCGTAATGGCCGTTTTGAATACGATGCGGGGTTACACAAGCCCCTGATCACCTCATTTATGACCATCAAGAAAGTTCAAACCCAAAGCGGGATTATCACCTATGAATCAAGCCGTGTTCGCGGCTTAGACCATGGCGATTTAGCGTGGGCGGCAATGAACATTTTCTCTAACGAAGCGATATCCAGTGAAACTGGCGGCGCTGGCGCACAAGTTATGGAGTTTTAACCATGGAACAAGCAACAGAATTAGCAGCAACCGAAGAACAAACACAGAGTCCTGAATTTTGCTCATTTACTTTTGACCCGCCATCAATTGTCTCTGGCGGCGGTGATTTGCTGGACTGCATGGAGTGCAACCACAATGGCCGCTGGTATGAAACCCCAATTGATTTTACTGGTATTGCACGCTCGTTTACCTCGTCAGCGGCCTACCATCAATCACCCTTAGTGTTTAAGCGTAATGTGATCACCAGTTGTTTTGAACCAACGCCGTATTTATCACGCCCTGACTTCACTACCTTAGCGCAGGATTTTGTGGTTTTTGGTAATGGTTACCTTGAAAAACGCATTAACCGGCTCGGCGATATGTTAACGCTTAAACCCTCTTTGGCTAAGTACACCCGCGCTGGTGTTAATGAGGGGCAATACTGGCAAGTGAAGAATTACCAAGATGCCTACGAGTTCCGCAAAAATAGCGTGATTCATTTGAAAAACCCGTGTATTCACCAAGAGATATATGGCACTCCCGATTATTTGGCCGGACTTATTTCCGCTAACTTGAATCATTCAGCCACCCTATTTCGGACCAACTATTATGAAAATGGCAGTCACGCCGGTGTGATGGTGTATCTTTCCGCGGCTTTGGCTGACGACAAGGCTGTTGAGTCATTAAAGAAATCACTCACCGAAGCCCGTAAAGGTAAGGCATTTAAAAATATCTTTGTTTATGCCGCCAATGGTGGCAAGGATGGGATTCAAATTTTGCCATTCTCACAAATCAGTGCGAAAGACGAGTTTGTCGGTATCAAGGACACCACCCGCGATGATTTGTTGGCAATGCACCGTATCCCACCGCAGTTGATGGGGATCATTCCGCAAGGCTCGGGTAGCCTTGGCGATATCGAAAAAGCCGCAATGGTGTTTTGGTTCAATGAGTTACTACCTCTGATGGAAAGCATGAAATCAATTAATGACATGCTAGGTGTTGAAGTGATCCGTTTCAAACAATATGCATTGCTAGATTTTTTGACACAGGCGAAAGGTAAAGAGCCGAATTATAAATAACTAAAGATAAGCAAACTGAGTGGTCCATTAACTCAGTTTGCTTATCTAGGCAGCGATTAAGACTTGTACTTGGCTAACATCTCATTAATTTTATTTAATTCCACTTCAATCATTCGATCACAAATATTTGGTAAACCTTTTAATTTTTGTAATAATGCTTTTTTCTCATCTTCATTAAGAGTCCAACTCTCAGCGATACCTGTAACTAAGTAGTTGTTGCAACCTGCTTCATAGCTACCAGCCGTTTTCATTTCATAGTTATAATCTTCGATTTTAAACAATTTATTTTCAATCAAATAATTAATCATTTCTGCATTACCAACATAAAATGCATAAAAAATTAGATTTATTTTTTTATTTTTACTTTTATAAAAATAGGAGTCAATATCGTTAATAATTGTATTTTCTAAAATACCTCTATCATTCTTAACTTTTTCAATTACGAAAGGTAAGTTATTCGTTAATATGTTCATTGCTAATTTGTAATCATCATTACTAGGCGGCAATCTTGTTAAAAAATAATTTGCCGCATTAACTTCTCTATACTCTATCATTTTATGATAATCAATGTCTCGAAGATTAACATAACTAGCAATGTTTGGATTTAAATCAATTAACTTATCTAATCTACTAATATATATATCACTGTATTCCTTCTTACTTTCAGTTGCAATTTTATATACTAATTCCCATATTAATTTTTGTTTTGATTCTTCATCTAGTAAAGTGAAATACTTTTCAGCAAAAAGAGCCTCAACATTATGATTTATAGTCATATTCTTTGATATTTTTTTATCAAAAAAAGACCGGAGGTAGTGTCTACCCTCTTCTATTCTATTAACATCAAAGTTATCTTCATGAAATTGGCAGCCAAATAAAAACTCTAAAGAGTCAATGGGCGCTTCAGACCGAAATAATGCATACCATATATAATCCTCTAATTCATACTCAACTAAACTGCAATTTTTTCCTAATTCTTTTTCTAAAGAGTTAGTGTCTCCATTAGCAATAAATGAATATATTTTATTTTCAAAATCAACATTTAATTTCTGAGGAAAATAAATAATATTGTATGCAACAAAAGATATTAAGAATGCACCAACAAATTCACTTGATTTTTTGAATCTAAAAACAACCAGAAAAAAATTCAAAAATGTAAATATGAAAAATGTGAAAATACCAAAAAAAATTTCACCTTTATCTTTAACAAAATAAATTTCAACATCACAATAGTATATAAAATTTAAAAATGGAATGAAAACAGAGGCAATAATCAGACTTCTCCATTTATAAACCTTGCTATTATTTTTAAATTTACTTTTAAAACTATTCTCTTCATCATCCTTAGCAAGAAATTTTTCAGAATTACATTCTGAGGTTTTATCCTTTGGTATTGTATCGTTGAAAGCATTTCCAATCGAAATCAAGTAGGTTATACATAAAGTAATTAAGACTACCGCACCGATCGCAACAACATAACCAAGACCATCAAACATAATAATTCCATTTATCATTAACGAATATCAGTGCATAGTCTTAATGTTAAATTTACCTTAGGTACATAAGATAAATCTCACTCACGTACTATTCCTTATCTTTGAGGCTTATTAGATTAATATATTACCCACAAAAGCGATTAAAACAATCTCAGTGCCATTTCATAATTTCCACATAGACAATACTTGTTTTTTACTCAATCTCACTGCTACGGGCTACAGACTCTCAAATAACCCCACTTATAGGCTAATCAAACCATAGCCAGCGCGGACCATCTTTACCCCTTTGCGCGCGCTTGCTCCCCCGCCTCGCCCGCACACAAAAGGGGTAGGATTTTGTGCAGGTGTGCGGATGGTTGGAAGTTAGGCTGGGTATGGACTTGAGTAGAAAATACGATTAGGTGAGAATTGCGCAAGTTTGTTCAAAATTGATGAAGTAATATAGAGAATTAAAAAATACCGCATCATTTCAAATAATGCGGTATATACAACAATCAAATTTATGCGGAAAGAAGTGCTTTATCGCAGCTATCGATAGCTTTTTTTTGTTCTAAGCTATTAAGTGCTCGTACTAAAGAACGCCCTATTGCATAGGATAAATTAACAGGGACAGCATTACCTATTTGCTTATACTTAGCCGTCATCGGCCCTGAAAACTCCCAATCATCAGGGAACGTTTGAATACGTGCGTATTCTCTTATTGCTAATGGTCTTGTTTCATCAGGGTGACAGCGTTCTGTCTGTTTTTGTGCTGGGGAACACGTTAATGTTAGACTCGGTTCATCCCATGATAAACGCCTTGCCATACCAGTTTTACCACCGCCTAGATAATAACTTTTCTGCATGTATTCTTTCTGTAACTCTTCAGGGAGGTCACGCCAATATCCTCCTTGAGGCACCAAAGATAAAATTTCTTGTTTTCTCTTTGGGTATTTTTGTCCATCTGATTTAGGTACATCAGTATCAAACAACTCACCCGCCTTCAATGCATCACGCATTGTCATGACTTTGTGATAAGGCGATGGCCAATCATATTTAATCGAATTAACTAAATCTTTTCGAATAGCGACCAAAATAAGTCTTTCACGTTTTTGGGGTACTTGATAAAAAATAGCTTTCAGTACTTTAGGATCAACCAATGAGTAACCAATCTCATCAATTGCATTAACAATTGTTTGTAAGGTTTTACCGTCATCATGATTTAGTAAACCTCTAACATTTTCAGCTAATAATATTTTCGGTTGAACTTCCTGCACTGCTCTTGCGAATTCAAAAAATAGAGTTCCTCTAGTATCTTCAAAACCCATTTTTTTCCCTGCATAAGAAAATGCCTGACAAGGAAAGCCTCCAGCTAAGACATCAACCTTTCCTTTATATTGTGAAAAATCGATACCAGCAACATCCCCTTCAACAACATTCCAATCAGGTCTATTTAAACGAAGAGTATTACAAGCATGCTTGTCAATTTCATTTAACATAACCGCGGATAGCCCAGCTTTTTCCAAACCTAAAGCCATACCACCCGCACCTGCAAAGAGCTCTAATACAGTAAATTTTTTAACTGGCTTAGTTTGCAATTCATGATCCCAGTTACTTTTATAAAGTGCTTGAATTTGTTCGAACTGCATAAGTTGTTCTTTTTCGTAGTAACGGTAGTTATTATCAGGATTGCGTTTTGATTTTAATTTTTTACTTGAATCCCAACGCCTTAACGTCTCTTTTGTAACACCTAAAAGGTCTGCAACTTCAGCGATAGAAAATTCATCTTGTAGCATAATAGTGATTCCTGATAATCTTGATCATGGTTACAACTGTATATATAGTCATATTAAAAGTCAAACATTGATCATGGTTATTTTCCGTACGCTTCAGTAAAATAACTCATAAACAATTCAACATCAGGGATCGCAAAATCTTTTTGCCCATAAAATTGCTGATAAACGGTTTCAATAACTTTAGGTAAGGCTTCATGCAGCTCTTTTAAAGCATCCTTTCTCCCTGTCACAATATGATAAAAACTTGCACCATCAATAATTCTGATTAGAGGATTTACAGGACATCTAGCACCAGTATCTTTATTCGATGGAGTAAAAGGTTCGTTATAGCGAATAGGTTTTTTAGGGATAATATTAACAAAGTAAGCTGTAAAATCTTTGAATTGACTATGCTTAGGAGATACTTGAGCATCTAAAGAATGATATACTCCAGAAAGACTTCCTCCTGTTACAGTGTTAAATTTGTTTTTTGATTCTGCAATAATTTTCTTTTCACGATTAATCAAATCGACGATACCACCAGTTCCTAAATCTTCCCAGCCGTCGACGTAGCCCAAGACTCTTTGATGAAAAGTTCCCACATGATTTTGAATGGTTTTTTGACACTGTCTAGCCATTTCAGAATTGCGCCATTCTTCATGGCTTTTAAAATCAGAAGCTTCAAACAAAGCACCAAATGGATCAATCACGTTCTTATTGAATGATTTTTCAGCATCTTGCCTTTTTTCTACCGCTTTATCCAAAAGGTATTTAACTTCTTTGATTAAATTATCATCAGGTATGTATTCTAAAAAAGACATTATGATTTTTCTCTTTTAATAATTAATGCATTAATTTTAAAGAAAAGAATTATAACATAACTACATAACTCCGACATCAAGGAATGGTTTGCTGTGAACATGAAAAAATTGTTATGTAACCTCCCTATCTTATTACATCACCTACCTAGAAAATGTATCGGATTTTATGAGGCTATGCTCAGTATTGGATAGATAAAGCTTTAAAGTGGACACAGCACGTATTTTGAACATAAATGACGGTATAAAAAAACAAAATGTAAATCTTTACTAAATTGAGCTAATTTTCCTAGAAATTACTTAATAACGTATTTTATTGTTTTATTTTTCACCTAAAGGTTATTTGTTATTCAGCATCTACTTTTTCTAATATTTATAATATAATTATTTTATTATTAATAAATTTACTGGTTTTTCATACATGAACAAAAGAAAAAATTTTATCCCAGCCCCCTACACCTGCATGCAGGATCAAATAAAACTAAATGATATCAATGAATTACACAACTCCGTCATTGAGCTGAGTAAATCATCTTTTGAATACAAAAAATTATGTATTACCACTGTAGGCATAGTTTTAGCTTTCATGTTTACAAAAAATGATTTTTTTAATCGCAGCCTTTCATATGTGATTCCACTCTGTATAATTTTGTTAATTACAGTAACCTTTCACTTATGTGATTCCATTTCGTTTTATTATCAACGTAAAAACAGATTTATACAAAACATATTAAAAGAAAAGCTTATTTTAAATGAAGAAAAAACCAACACTCCAATGTTTAAACTAAAAAAAACGAAAGCTCTATTTAACTCATCAATGCTAATGTACTTTCTAATATATTCGATTGTTTTACTTGTTGCTGGTTATTTAAGAATAAGCTTCATTCTCTATATTGATTATCACCCTAGCGTGGGATTTTATACAGCATCAACCCAAGAATTGTTAAATATTTTTTATTCATCATTTACTGATACTGAAAACATCAACATTACCTTACATACGTTAACTCAAAATATGGGGCCAATAGACCTATTCACATATTTATATAGTAAAGAAAAATCATTAGTAATCATTATTCTTTTTGAATTTATCATTGTTGCAGCCATATGGGTGTTTTTTTGGATTTTTAATAGAAAAAAAGAAAAAATATTTATTGGTTACACAACAAGGCTCCCACACGGCATCCAAAAAGAAATATTACATATAGCAAAATTTAAATTAAAAAAATATGACACCTATATTGATATTGTAGATGGTGAAAAGAATTCAGATTGGCAAGAAAATATTTATACTAATTTAAGGTCATCAACATTAGTTATTTTTATTAACACTCAAAATTTATTAGATTCTGAATGGGTAAAAAAAGAGGTAGATTTAGCTAATATATACCAAAAACGTATCATTTACTTAGATTTTGATTATATGCCTTTTGTTCCTGTTAATTTAGAAAAACTAATAAAAAAACGGATAAAGGGATAGACTGTCCCTCCTTCCGGAAACCGATTAAAACGGTTACACATAACTGCAAAGTACCCCATGTGTAACCTTTTACCTTTCATATATTTCTATATTATCAATAGGATAAAAGAATATTTTAATTTTATAACTATTGTAACCGCTTTCCGAACCCCTCCCACGAATTCTGACTACCCCTCAAAGAGATAAAATAATAGCCTATCCTTACTTCACTATTAACAAAAAAAATTCACACCCCAAATAACGGTGACGTGTTCGGAAAAGCATTACAACCGTTACACTATCCAAAAACAACCAATAACCCACTGATAATAAAGCACTCCTATGTAACGTTTTAACCGTTACAACGCATTACAAAACAGAGTGCTAAACGTTACACCCTTATAAAACAATAAGTTATATTTCTAATTTGTAACCTTTTAAAACCGTTACACGTAACGGCAAAGTAATGCTTTTGTAATGTTTTCATATATCTATATTTTATCTATTAATCAATTAGTTATATAGGAATATTAAAATTGTAACGTTTGTAACGCTTTTCCGAAGCCCCCCCATAAATTTTCTATATTTATAAAAGAGTTTAAATAATAGTCAATTATAACTCTACTGTTTATAAATATATCTACTCTGTATTAATGATCATGCAAAGCTGTCAATTTCCCTGCCCGCTACGGAAAACGGTTACAACGGTTACATACACAAAAAAGACTTATAACTTATTGATAGTAATATACTCCGATGTAACTTTTTTCCGGTTACAACAGGTTACAGAGCGAGCCTAAAAAGTTACACCATAATAAATCAACGCGTTTGCAGTTAAGCAGACTTGCAAAAGGAGGGATATTTTTAGATAAAAGAAAGGCTGCACAAGGCAGCCGATAGAAAGGAAATAGACGATAACTAACTTTCACTGTTTTCTTGGAATACCCAACATCTAAGCACATCCGGCTTCGACAAAGTACTCCCCACCGCAAGCGTACTATTAAATTGACTGTTAACCACACTTCGCACCGTCTTAACGCCCACAAACTTACGCATACGCCCTGCTTTCAATAAGTTTTTAATATCAGTATTCAATAACATAGACTGACGGTACTCACTGGCCACCTGTGCAATATGGTTAAAATTCACCGCATAAACGCCCTTTTCACTACTGTGATTCACACCAAAAGCCTCGTTATCGTGTAAATAATCAAACAACTCCCAAAACTCCATCACTTGTGGCTGGTCGAGTTGGATCGCTTGAACTCGTTGCTTGGCCAACTCAATAATAAAATCGCGAGTTTGGCGAATATGTGCCGCTTTTACAGGAAGAACTAACGCTAACGTTTCTAGCAAGGCAATTAACTGTGCGTGATTCTTGGCGATCCGCTCATGGTTAATCGCCTTATCCGCAAATAACTGCGCCTGTAAGCCATCTACACGCTCATTGTATTGCTTTAATATTGCCGCTTCTTTCATCAATACCGTAGGCAGAAAACCGGATAATTTTTCAATGGGATAACGCTCTAGGGCAATAGCGGCATAACGGGTTTCAACGCTTTGCTCGGCTTTATCGGTATACAAATGAATAATCCGTTCTAGAACGGCGCGTGACGCATTTATCTCTGCGTTCTGTGCAATCACAATACTGCCTTTAAATAAAGGCTCGTAAGTCTCATTACCGCTATTTTTCACCCCTAACGAACGCGTGGCACGGCCGTTATACAGTGACTTAAGTTCTTCCCAATCAAACGCTTTCAGCTTTGCATTATCTTGCACGCGATCACTTTCAATTAAACACACCGGCAAATTACTAATCTGTGAAAAATTTCGTCCTCGAGCGGCAACACTCGATTTTGATGCATCGAACCCCTCATAATCTGCACGGCCACATAAACGCCATAAAAACTCAATCAAGGTACTTTTACCAGAACCCGGCTCACCGCAGATTTCTAAAAATGGATAGCTTTTATGTGTTTTTCGTATCTGTTCAGCAAAGAATGAACCTAGCCAGAACGCCAACACCACATAACCTTTTGCGCCAAATGCATCCCAAAGGGAACTTAACCAACTGGTATCAAATTCGCTAAAATCGGTATTAATGGCCAATGATGGGCTAAGGCTTAACGTCTTGATATCCAACTTATTGAGAGAAAAATAATCCTCCTCATTTAACGTAAAACACTTACCATCCTGCACTGCAACATCATTAAACACATACACACCATACTCTTTGTTATAACCCACATAATTTTGCGTGATCACCTCTTTGATATCTGGCAAAGCTTGTTTACAAATGCGGTCCAATTGCAAAGTTGTGCCGGTATAAACCGCCCCTTTGGCCACATGCAATAAACGCTTTTTGAATTCACTGGCACTGGTTAACTGTGAGGCGGTAAACGTGGCTTTAACTTGCGGTTGACGAGGGAAATCGACACGCATGTAATACCATGATTCGTCAGTTTCTACAGACTTTTGGAAATATAATGGTGTGGGATAACAATTGGCAATTTCGACTACCGTACCGGACTCTTTCACCGCTTTTTGTCTAGCTTCATCTTCATCTAAATCAGGTTCGGCATCATGAATACGCTCAATGGTTTTCATCATTTTATCGATATCCAACTTAAACCAATACAACCGATTATCGTGCTGAAAGTCGAACTCTGAACGCTCCGTCCAGTTAAACATTAAACGCGCCTTTTCAAACGCGGTTGAGGCTAACAACAACTTGCCGTAATAGCGATAACGGGCAATATCACGCTCCGTTAGCTTGCCTTTCATATGCAAGTCATTCCAATCATTGCCACGCTCTTTTTCAGCGGGTCGAGCGGCCGTAGCTTTCCAGCCATCATCATGGCTGCGGGCAACAAACTTTTTCATGGCGCGTTCGCCGGCTGCGCCATTATCTAGCGCCCAAACCAACAACGGCTTTTTATTGTTCCCTAGTGCAGCTTTCAGCGCATTCAACGCGACTTCAGGGTAATTATGGCAAGTCATTAACGATACAGCCGCAATACCATTTTGAATCAAGCTAAGGGCATCAAAAATGCCTTCCGTTAGCCAAATCTCTTTGGCTTGGGTTAAATCCTGTTGTGGCAGTGTCCACCAATGCCCTTTGTACGAGCCAAAAAAGTTAGCTTTGCGATCAAATCGCGAGGGCCTATCAATAATTCGCTCCCAATACGCCCCCTCGGGTAAAGCAAATTTAACCGTTGCAGCACCTAACCCATTGGCATGATAGCTAGACTCGGAATACAACCCTTTCAATGGGGCGATATCAAGCCCTCTGGCGTGCTGTAAATAGGCATCTGCGGCTGCATTCGGGGCTTGTTGCGTTTTGGGATAGTGTGCTGACCAGTCATCAAATATATCGGGATAAATCTCTTTTACAATCAACTCAGCGCCACATTTATTTTCACGGCCACAACGCAACACAAACGGCATTTCAATGGAGGTAAATAGCTCTTTTTTCTTACAATTCGGGCACACGCCTTGGCGCAAATAGCCATTTTGCTCTTTAAATTGAAAGTCGTGTATAAGGCGAGGCAATAACGCCTGAATATGATATGATTTCATGTGATAACCTTAGAGCACACAATCAGCGTCTATCCCGCGGGTTGTGTGCTTTTTATTTGCTTACAGAAAATGATTTTTCATACGCTGTGGTAATGTTTTTCTTTCAGTTCAAACAGAATTTGGCAGTCAATACACAAGGTGCAGCCAATCACCGCTTGGCGGCGGGCTTCTGGTATTGGGTGATCACAATTCTCACATTCAAACGCAGATACCCTATTCGCTGGCTTCCTCGCAGCTTGGATATTCTGTTCTAGCACTAATGCAGCATGTTCATTGGCACGGTCGATAACATCAGACATAGTTAAGATCTCCCGCCTGTGACTCGAATTTATCCGCTTCATCAATCAATAATTGGTGTATTTGCGCATAATCTAATTTTTCTGTTAATACTTTGTCGGCTAATTGACGTTGGCGATCAGCAAAACGATTCATTAATGATTTACGCTCATCTTCCCGATTCGCTTTTATATTTTCAGCCACAGGGGTAAATATAGGGTCTGGAATATGTCTCATTTTAAAACCTCATTTTTAGGTAATAAAAAGCCCTGACCGATAAAGGTCATTGTTTAATGATTTGATTATTTAATTGCTATCTAACTCTAATTATTTTCTATATTAATAATCACCTTACGATATTTAATCCGATTTTTTTAACCATGATCGGCAACATGGTGTGTGGTATATTTGCTATGCCTGCAATTTCTTGACCGGAATCAGGCATAACAGCCACCTACTAAAGGATATTGAACCATGACTCATGAAGAAAAAGTTAAATTTTTATTTGAACAAACGATGAAAGCTATTTGTACAAGAAGAGGTGAAAATATGACTCATCCATACATTGAGAATGATTTCCCAATAATTTATCCTGTACTTGAAAAACTGCTCAACGAAAAATTACAAGAAAAATAATATCTGTGTAGTATCAGAGCCTTACCTAATTATATTTAAGGCTCTATTAATGTTTTCATTTATTTCATGAAGTTTATTATTTATTTCTGCATCAGTAGTTGAAGCCCAATCAATATCTTTTTTTAGGATTGATGAAATTATATTTAATTTATTTTCCAAAAATTTGTCATTTTCATCTAAACCAGCGAATGTATTTTCTATTGCATTGATCGCATCATCTAGTGATATAGCCGTTCTATAATCACCAACAATTAGAGGTACAAGCGTTGTTGTAACATATTCAACAATTTCTAATTTTTTCTCTTTAATGAACACATTTAAATTATTTTCCACCTTTCATCCTCCACAGCCCATCTATATATTTTGTCGCTTCAGCCATTGCATCAAACTTGCCGAACGATTCCCCTAAATGCCAAACGTGATAACGTGTGATTGGCGTCTGTTTCTTACGTGGCAACGTAATAATCGTAAACCCGCGATACACCGCACAATGGCGGCTCACACCAACAATCCGGCTCATTGCGACTTACCTAAACCTAACCACACCAACCAGCCATCGCGCATTTCTGCGGGTAACGACTCATAGGCCAGCCTTAAACCGTTATTCCACGCAGGCAAATACACATAATTCTCCGCACGACTAGAGCCGGGTCTTTTCATCTGAACAATCGGTAACTTACCGGCCTTACGCATATCAGCCACTGCACTTGCTGGCTTACCAATCAACTCAGCGAATTTTTCCTCAGTCACAACATCTGACAGACTTACGATTTTCTCTCTCATCTGCTACCCTCTTATGTCAGGCGCTTTCTAGCGCTTTAGGACTCTTTGCATCCATGCAAAGGATATATCAATTACTCGATACAATATGGAGTTCTCAATATAATGTCAAGAACACAAGGAGAGAAATTGCGGCTTATTCGCAATTCCGAACAAATGACAAAAAGAGAGTTGGCAGATTTGACGGGGCTAAACTATGCCACTTATCACGGCTATGAGAGTGATAAATCTAAAATGACCTTTGAATCTGGCGTGAAAATATTTGCGGTTAAACGGTTCAGAAAATACCGAGATTGGTTCATGTTCGATGAGGTAAATCCCGAAGCTGGCCAAATCGCACCGGCTTTAGCGCACACTGGGCACGAAAATTCAGGCTCACCCCACTCAGACAAGAAAACTGGTTAACAATTTATCAGGCATTTTGTGAGGTTAACTCGCAAGGCCAATCGACCCTCGGAGGGCTTTCTTATGGCAATTAAGAAACTCGAAGATGGTCAATATGAAGTGGACATTAGACCGGCTGGCCGTCAAGGAAAACGCGTCAGACGTCGATTTGATACAAAACACGAAGCCGTTTTGTTTGAACGTTACGCCCTATCAAACAAAATGCACAAAGATTGGTTAGATAAATCCAATGATATTCGGCCGCTACAAGACTTAATTGATTTGTGGTGGAACACCTTTGGCAAAAGTAGCGAATATGCGCAGGACACGTTATTAAGGGCAACACGCATTGCGACCGCACTCGATAACCCGCCAATGTGCTTATTAACTGATAAGCAATTAGCACTTTACCGCGAACTCCGGCTCGCTGCGGGTATCAAGCCCTCCACGATAAACCGTGATTTTTCAGCGATAAGCGGCATATTTACCGCCTTAAAGCGCACGGATTTATTTATGGGGAAACACCCAATTAGAGGGCTATCACGATTAAAGCAAAAAGCGACTGAGATGTCTTATTTAACGCATGAAGAAATCGGACTGCTGCTGAATATATTAAAAGGTGATAATAAAAAAGTGGCGATTTTATGTTTAAGCACCGGCGCGCGTTGGGGGGAAGCAGTTAAATTAAAACGCGAGCACGTGATCCAAAATAAAATCCGTTTCACTTTTACCAAAACGGGCAAAGCACGCATTGTGCCGATTTCCCAAGAAGTCGCAGATAAGGTCTGTACGCGAAAATCCGGTCTGCTTTTTCCAAACACCTCTTACGATATGTTTAGAAAGCACATAAAGACCATTAAGCCGGATATGCCGCAGGGCCAAGCCACGCACGCATTACGGCATACTTTCGCAACCCATTTTATGATGAATGGCGGCAGTATTATTACTTTGCAGAGAATCCTAGGTCACTCGACATTACAGCAAACACTGACCTACGCTCACTTTGCACCGGACTTTCTTCAAGATGCGATTACGTATAATCCATTAAAAGGAGGAACAGAGTTAGCTTAATAGATTGTTCGTTTTAGGATGATTTTGACGACGAAAAGCAATACAAATTTAACTTTCGCATGTCCACAAATTGTCCACACTGGGATGCATTTCTCCGCTGTAAGTACCACCAAATCAGCGTTTAGATCGTCCACAAGTTGTCCACACTTGAACACTTTTAGGCACTTTTGAGCCTTTTTTGTACAGATTATGCACAAAAAAAAGGCACTCGCCCCCGAGTGCCTTTTGACTACAACTCACTGAATATAAAGTAAATTACACCTATTCAGCGGTTCTGGTACTTGTGCGGATGAGGTAGTCAAATGCGCTAAGTGCGGCTTTTGCCCCTTCTCCAGCTGAAATAATAATTTGCTTATAAGGGACTGTAGTACAGTCACCGGCAGCAAAAATACCTTTAATACTGGTTTCGTTACGTGCATCGATCTCGATTTCGCCCATACGGTTTCTAGCAACTGTGTCGCCTAGCCAATTAGTATTAGGCAATAAACCTATTTGCACGAATGCTCCCGCCACTTCTAATAAATGTACGCTATCATCAGTACGGTCTTTATATTCGAGACCCGTCATTTTACTGCCATCGCCTTTTACTTCTAAGGTTTGTGCATTGACGATAATATCGACATTTTTCAGGCTACGTGCTTTTTGCTGTAATACAGAATCTGCTTTCAGTTCCGGAGCAAACTCCAGTACGGTCACATGCTCAACGACACCGGCTAAGTCAATAGCCGCTTCAATACCTGAGTTACCGCCACCAATAACGGCAACACGTTTACCTTTAAATAACGGACCATCACAGTGTGGGCAGAATGTTACACCCTTAGTACGATATTCTTGTTCCCCCGGAACACCCATATTTCTCCAGCGAGCACCTGTTGAAATAATAATACTGCGTGATTTTAAGATCCCACCCGATGCAGTTTCGATTTGGTGTAATCCACCTTCTTCTGCCGCAGGGATCAGTTTTGCAACTGATTGGCCATCAATGACATCAACATCATAGCTGTCCACGTGGTTCTTCAATGCGCCTGCAAAAATAGCCCCTTCCGTTTTGATAACTGAAATATAGTTTTCAATATCAACCGTATCCATAACTTGGCCACCAAAACGCTCGCCAATTACGCCAGTACGGATCCCTTTACGTGCGGTATAGATTGCCGCTGAAGCCCCTGCTGGGCCACTACCAATAACAAGAACTTCAAAAGGCTCACGCTCTGTGAGTGATTTCGCTGCACGCGCATCTGCGTTGGTATCAACTTTGCTAACAATTTCACTTAACGTCATACGCCCTTGGCCAAACTCTTTTCCATTCAGGAAAACCGCAGGAACGCCCATCACATTACGTTCATCAATCTCATTTTGGAAAAGTGCACCATCAATAGCCGTATGGCTAATATTTGGATTTAAAACTGCCATTAAGTTCAACGCCTGAACAACATCTGGGCAGTTATGGCAAGATAAAGAGTAATAAGTCTCAAAGTGGAATTCGCCTTCAAGGCCTTTAACCTGCTCTAATAACTCTTGCGCTTCTTTAGATGGATGACCACCGATTTGCAATAATGCCAGCACAAGAGAGGTAAATTCATGCCCCAAAGGTGAGCCTGCAAAACGCAAACCACTATCTGTACCTGGGTTAGTAATTAAAAAAGACGGTGTTCTTAGTGCGCTATTGCGCTCTTCACGTACAGTGACTTTATCTGACAGAGATGCAATTTGTTCTAACAGCTGCTTGATTTCATTTGATTTTTGGCTGTCATCTATATTAGCAACTAATTCAACGGGTTTAGTTAAACGTTCTAAGTAGGCTTTCAACTGTGCCTGTAAATTATTGTCGAGCAT